AAGTTGAACCTGTGGTAAACCAGTTGAATAGTTACCTGGACCATAACCAAGGTATTCAAAAGTATGACCAGATGCTCTTAGAATAGATGGTCTTCGTAATTCAACAGGGAGTGGTTTAATCTTAGTTACTAATTGTCCAGAAACATGATTATCAACAATAGTACCTAATGTACCACGAATAACTTTAAGTTTAGTTCCAGTACCAATAGTTTTATCAACAACTCTTATTATTTCATTATCAATTTGAATATAACATCCTAGTGGGAATCTTGCTTGAATAGATGCAGATGTTGTTGACCCATCAGGTAAAGAAATCGGAATCTCATCTTCTGTTGAATTAATATCAGCAGTTAACTTTAGATTTTCATTTTCAAATATTGATACTCCTCTTACACCTAAACTCTCTCCACCCTTACCAGATTGTGCATCATTAGCAGATAGACCATGTTTAAGAATATACTTAGCAGTTGGTAATCCAGCAGTAGAAGTTATTGCTTCAAATTCAGAGAAACTAATAACTTTTGAAACTATATAATCACCTAGATTTGCATCAGAGGTATTTAAAACTCTAAATCTATTTCCTTCCAGTAATCCGTGAGCAGTAGTACAAGTAAACTTGGTAGTAGCACTGGATTGAGTGGGGGTACATTCAACAACAGGACCTATTCCAATTACTTGTTGACCTTCAAGAATAGTTTCATTCGCAGTCTTATTAATATTGATAGACTTTGTGGATGGAACATCATTAATTCTAAAGTAATTATCTGTACCAGTAGTAATACCTGTTACCTGAACATAACTTCCTACTGCGGAGCTAACATTATCTCCAGCGATAGTAATATATGCACCAGGACCTCCTCCACTACTGATTCCACCTTGTGCTACCAAGGAAGCATCAAAGTATAGATTATTTTCAGATGCAGTGCTACTAATCTTATATCCAGATCCTGGTTCAGTTATTTCAAAATCAGTAACTGCACCACCAGTAACAACAACTTTAGCAGTAGCACCTTTCCAAACAGCAGTTGATGGTGCAGATGCATCATCAAATAATTTTATATTATGATATGTTCCATCAGCATAATTAGATCCACCAGATCCAAGCACAGTAGCATATCTTAAACCATTAAACTCGTGCTCAGTATCAAAATTTATGATTGCAGTTGTCGTGCTATCATTTACTGTAGTGATTTTATTAGAGACACCAAAATTACTTAATAACCTGTTGGTCGTCTCTCTGGTAATACTCTTCTTTAGATCATTAGTAACAACATCACCTATCGGGAATCGTTTTGCATAGGTTTGTGCTTCCTGTGGGTTTTCATTTACATTATCTCTATCTAATTGTGGATAAAGATCAACAACATTCTGATTATACTTTGCAGTTGTAAATTCTTCCTCTATGGCATTATTACCATTTAAAATATAGAGATGGAAAACACCATCTTGAGCACCCTCAATATATGGTGATATAGTCTCAGTTCTGTAAATGAATAGATTGTCTTGATTATTAGTTCTTTCAAATCTAGGTAATGTTGTATTCCTAGTATGTGTATCATTTTGCCAAGTTCCAACACTATGCTCTACACCTAGAACATCAGTTGATTTATAAGTAAATACTTTATCATTTACAACACTATTGACTAGAAATGTTCCATTATATCCACGATCAGCAGAAGCATTGGTGTTAGTGTCACTAATTATATTCTTGACTGTTATCTGATCACCAACATTTAAATTATGCTTCTTATCAGATCTAATGGTAACAAGTTTTGTTGTTGCATTAAATTCTAGATAAGATATAAATCTTAAATTTCTATTGAAATCATAATCAGTGGATCCAATTGATACTCTGGTAAAGTCTTCATCAAATCTAGAGTTAGTAGAACTAGAATCCTGAATTACAAATCCATCGTTAGGATCTCTAGCATTTTGCAATTCTTTTGGAATTACATATCTAATCTTATAGAGTTTATCATCTAAACTTCTATTATCACTTCGTCTATTAATAAATGGAATTTCCTCATCATCATCAGATAAGGCAGCAAATCCTGCAGTTGTAGTATAAGTGTTTGTAGCAGGATCTACATGCATATACCAGTTATTCTGTGTAGAATCAAACTGCATTGGATGTCCAATGTCACCAGGTATTTTATCAGAAACTCTACTAATAATTTTTAATTTACCAGCAGCAGGATTGGAAATTGTTTTTAAAAATACTGGAGTTGTTCTTTCAGCGTTAGTTTTTGATGCTGCAATCTGTATCTCATACTGATTTAAAGATATACCATCTTGTCTAGTCGTATTCTTTTCATCAGTAATTACAAAGTACACTTGATGTGGATTTAATCCTTCAGGTAAATCTCCACTCTCAGCTATAATTCTTATTGATTCACCATTGTTCAAATGATGAACTGTTGTCATTGTTAACTTATGAATTAAGGTAGCAGACCCACTTGTAGTATCATTGTGAGTTGCTTCATATGCTTTTTCTGAAGAGAAGCTGGTGCTTTGATTTGTAGTGCCATTTGGTCTAACCTTAGATGGCATCACAATAAATGCTTCTAAATCAGTTCCACCATCTATAGGAATAGTAATCTTCTCATTAATTCTTGCACCAACTCTAAATCCCTGTGCAACATCTGTTGGAAGAATACTCTCAGTTGTTTGACCTAAAATATATAATCTTTCAGGATTATTTGCAGTTTGGTTTACTGACTTATCAAGTTGTGCTAATTCAATAGGTGCTTCATTAGTAACCACTGCTTTTGGTGCAATGATAGAAGTAATGAATCCTTTATCATCTTTCTTAAATGCTTCTTTCTTAAATCCATCAGCAGTAAGAGCAAACTGACCAAAGTTAGAGTTAGAGTTTGTAATAGATGCGTCACCACCAGACTTCATCAAGAAGTGAATATGATAACCAATAGCAAATACAGAAACTACCTGAAAGACAGCATCATTTTCTACTGTAATATGTGCTGTTTTCCAACCCTCTCTATATACAGCATCCTTATCTAAATGATAAACCTGTCCCTGAGTAGGAGCAGATGATTTAGAAGATAATAATTCACCAGTTTGTTTTTCATATTGAATACCTTCATACGCTCTACTTTCTGGAATATATTTTACAAATGCACGATCATCTTTCTGTAGTGAGATACCAGTGAACTGGGCAACAACCATAGATCTAAATCCAGTTGCTTTCGCACCATCACCTTTCATACCATTCATACCATAAACTGATCTCAATGAACAGTTGAAGATATATGGAGATGCACCACTAACAGTATCAACTTCAACACTAACTTCTGCACCACCAGCAGTCAATCCACTAGCAGGACCAGCAGCTAAGTTTGCAGGAACAAACGAAAGTAAATAAGTGAATTGAGTGTCATTTAAAACATTCTGTACTTTTGTTGAAATGTTATACTCTTCCCAGTTGACACCTTCAATTTTAATAGGAGTACCACCAGTTAATTGATGTGGGACTGCTGTTGTTACAGTAACAACTTGTCCTGGTGTTGCACCATCACCTGAAATGATACTTGTAATTTGAATACGATCAGAATTAAAAGCACCAACTATCTCATACTCAGGTCTTTGCTTGGCAAATGATTCTCTTTCTGTTGGGAATTTTTGATCTATCTCTCTACCAGATGCTCTATTATAAGCATTAGATAATTTACTATAGTAAACATCTAAGTCAGTTAATCCACTAAAATTAGCTAATGAGTTTACACCATCGGCATATTCAAATACTGTTAATTTATGATGAGAAAATACAGGTTTTGATTGATTAGTTGTACTAAAATCTTGTGGATCAGTATATACTAAAGTATTTTCATCTCCATCAAAAATAGAAAATTGCCAAAAGTAACAAGCACCAGTAACCCTAAAAATCGCAGTTGTTTTTACAAAATCATCAGTGGGATTAGGAACATACTTAGGTCTTATTTTAGTCTTTCTTAAATCTAGTCCAACAATAGATGTTCCTCTAGGAACTATAACACCACCCTCTGTACTGTTAAACTTATATAAAATATTATCTTCCTGTGTTAAATCGAAATTAGAATTTAATGTAAGTGTTAGGGTATTAAGTGCTCCGCTTTCTGTTCCAGAAGGACTAACTGCCTTCGCTACACCATTCTCATCCCTAATACCAAATCCTGGTCTATTATCTACAAGGTGTTCACCTGGAAAAAGTAATATAGTTGTTTTTTCCGTTATATCGTTATCATTTCCTCTCAAATAGGAAAATCTAGCAGATTCAAGAAGTGCTCTTTGAATCGTTTTAAATGGTTTTGTTAATGAATTACCTTGATTCTCAATACCGTCTGTAGCATCAAGGTCATTGGGGTTTACATAAAGAATGCGACCCTCACTATTCTTTATGAAATTTTCTAACTTATTAAGTGGCATCTTTTTATACTACAAGTCCAGTTGGTATTTCTATGTTCTATTTAGCTTTAGTATCAGTAGTTAATTTTGGTTCAACATAAGTTATTATTTCAGGATCAGCATGTTCATTGATAACATCCATTACACCCATAAACTGATCTACATTATTACAATTAATAAATCTAGTTTCACCTTCACTACTAATTAAAGTAATTTTTCTTTTACATACATCAACTATAATATTTAATACAGTTTCATCGTCCATAATCATATTATATCATATTATGAAGGTTTTTTTGGCCAACTAGAATGTGAATGATCATCTGCTAATGCTTTAGCAGTTAGATTAGCATCTGCTGCTATAGTTGCTGGAAGATCTCTTAATGCTTGACGATATGTTGCCCACTCTGCTTTTTTATCTGCTGCAAGTGTAATATCATCCAAACGAGTCCAATCAGACCACACTAACTGAGCATTTCTATATTCTTTTACTTCTGCTAGATGATCTCTTGCTGCTTCATAGGCAGCAGCTGCAAGAGTCTGTTCATTAGCATGATCTGTTACTGCTTGTTGCCAAATACCAATTTCAGTAATCTCCTCACCCCATTTTTTATCTCCATTTCCGTCTACAGCATCTTCTTCATATTCAATAAAACCCTTTCCTTTAACAGTATCAAAAAACATTCCATGAACATCTGATGGTATCCACGAAAGATCAACATGGGTGCAATTAGGTACTGCAACACCATCAAGAACTATGGTTTTATCGGAAGGTACAACTGTTAATTTCATTCTTCTGTCTCCGTTACATTTTTTATTTGTCTAGATTGCATTAATCTTTCTTGAGCTTTTAACTCCAATTCTCTTTGATATATTTCTTGTGCTTTCATAGTTGATTTTACGGTTTCATTTCTAAATGATTCAATGGCAGCACCAGTTTGTCTTTGTTGATTTGAATTTTCAATCATCATTAATGGCAACCAAGTAACAGCACAACCCCAATCATCAATTTCTTCTCCTGTTTGTGGATTCATTCCACGAACTTGAGTAAACCAAGAACATTGCAATCCAATACAATCTTTACCGATCAAAGGACAGAATTTGCCTGGTTCTAACTTCATTATATTAAATCTTTGTTCATATTATAACACATTATTTAATTCTTTGTACATATTATAACATCAATATACTGAACTTCATTATTTACACTACCACTGCCACTAATATTTACAGTATCACTACCACTAAAAGTGAAGTTAGAACCACTTATAGTATACATTATTATAGCATGTGTATGGTAGTCATTACCACCAGCAGCAGCAACACTAGGAGTTCCTGAAGAACCAGCATTTAAAGTATCTTGGATACCATAAGATCCACCAGAAGTTCCAAGAGGAGCATGATAAGCGTGTTGGTGTGATGCTAACTGTGCAACTGATAAGAAAGCTTGAGTGG